TCGAAGCTGTAAAGAGAGAGCATTCTCAGAAGTCGATAGAATCCTTGTTAAGGGCAAATCAGAAAAGGTCACAATATACACTCCACTCTGATAATAGCGAATATCGATGGGTGACATTCTATATAATCCAAATCTTAGATATACACTCTACAGTAAAAGGAATGAAGTACAGTTGTATATATGAATCCAATCCAACTCTACCAAGAGTTCCACATCGAGACCATCTCATATTACATAAGTCGCTATTAATGGCTACAATCTTTAATCCAAAATATTTTGACTGGTCTAAGATAGAAATTGATGCATTGACTATAGGTACTTCTTTAGCTGTTATAAAGAATCATCAAATAATTAATAACACAACATGTCCTAAACGCGGTTAAAACTGCTGACATAGTGATTGTTGTGTAATTATTTTCATTATTTTCCCAAAAGTCCTTTACATTTGCTCCCAACTAGGGTATAATATACCTATACAGTTTAAAAGATAAGGAGTTTAAATGAATATAACAACAATAAAAGAAATCGTAAGACAAGATGATGGTATCAAGTTCACAACTAGTGGTAGAACTTTCGAAGGCTATGTCAAAGAAGTTAACAACACTGATATACACGTAAGAGCATATAATAAAAATGACCCTATGTTTAATTATACTACGTATATCTTACCTTACGTAACATTTAAAGGTATTAATATAGAGTGGTTTTTTGAAGGACAGGGTTGCGATAATTCAGCAATCGGTTGTTCAGGCTACTGGGTTAAAGATTTACAAGGAGCAAAATAATGAAAATAATATTTGACGTAGACGGAACCTTAATGGACGTCGAACATAGAAGAAAATTTGTTGATGGAAGTCAGCAAGTAGATTGGAAAGCTTTTGAAGAAGCAACTAAAGACGACACTCGTATGGAGCATGTCTTTGAAATCGCTGAGAACATGCATGACGCTGGTCATGAAATTGTTATTGTTTCAGCTAGAAAAGAAAGACAAAGAGAAATCACTGAGCATCAGCTTAAGCAGACAATGGGTGTATTTTGGTCGCATCTTTTCATGAGACCAGATGACAGCTTCGAGCCTGACCATCAGTTCAAACAAAGAGTTCTTGACGAGCTTATCAAAGCTGACTGGAAACCAGACATGGTCTTCGATGACAGAGACCAAGTTGTTGCAATGTGGAGAGCCAATGGAATCCCATGCATGCAAGTAGCTCCAGGAGCATTTTAAGATGGGTAAGCTTAGAAAATTATTTTTTGCATGGTTCGATAGTCAGATTGAGAAATCTTTCCAAAGAACTGCAAACAAAATTCAAAAAGAAACAGATAAAATAAATAAACTAAACAGAGTAAATGACAAAGGACTATAAGGGAATCAACACTTTCTCACAATTATTTCACCTAAAAGTGAAAATAATCCTTTACATTTGCTCAAAAGTATGGTATAATATACATATATTCGGACAAATTGATAAGGAGTTAATATGAATAAATTAGTAATACACACACAATATCTCGAGAACTACGGGGATTCAAAAAACCCGTATATGAAGTTCAAGGGAGGCACTACTTACGTAATGTCTAACTGTGGCGAACTCAATGAAAATGAGATTGCTACTTTCGTGGCTAGAGTCAAGCCATATATAACCACTGACTTAGTCAAGTCAAACGGTGGTTCAGAAGAATACATCAACGACGTAAAAGTTGTTCCTCACATGGAGCAAGTTTGCGCTGATTGGGATTCAGTCACTGAGTTTTCTTTTGACCTTTTAGGTCATGTTAATTTCATTAAAGTCGAAGACAATCGTGTCGATGGCTGGATGAAAAAAGAAATTCTTGAGAAGACTGAAACATGGACAGGCTGTTCAGAGTCTGAAAGCGGACGTATTAATTATAAAGTCGAGTTCCTAATGGAAGACGGCGATTTCTGTGTTGGTAACAGAGAGCTTGGTGCCTGGCTTAAAGAGTACGCTCCAGAGCCTGAAGTCACATTACCAAGAAACATAACATTTTAAGGAGTATATTATGGAAAGATATTTAATAACAACAGAGTCATATATCTATGCAGAGGACGAGAAAAAAGCAAAGTCACTCGCAGGATATATCCAAGGCAAACAAAGAAAGCAATATGACAATCAACATTGCGTAACAAATTTACAGTACGCCCCATTTGGCGGCGGCTTTTCAGAAAAGAATTTAATTGAAGGAGAAATACTATGAACGAAGATATAATGAGTCTATTAGAAGACATACAATGTAAGCTAGACAATATGGAAAATCAAATCAACAATATGGCTGGTGAAGTCAGCTCTTTAGGAGATATCGAATCAAGAATCGATTCAGTCCAAAGTACTGTTGATTCTATAGAAGGGAGGATTGAATAATGGCTAAAACATTTAATGCGCTTAAAGCAGAATTACTGCAAATAAAAGAAGAGATTGAAATGAAAGACATCATTACAAAACTCGATAATCGTAAAGCTAAACTAAAAGAAGAAGCTAAATTACATAAAAAGCTTACACGTTCAGTAAAGAAAGCAGGCGAACATATGCCAGGCTCTCTTGATTTTAATTCACCAGATAATATGTACCATAGTGAAAAGTCTACAGAAAGATTTCTAGAAAACAGTTCTTATATGGATGCTTATCATGCATCTAAGATAGACCAGGAATGGAACTAATGAGAGTGCTAGTAGAAAATTATGGCGATGTTAGAATCTTTTCTGACAGGCCTTATGGTTATAAAAGATATCATGTACAGTGGGCAGATGGAACAGAAGAAATGTTTTCTAGTCTATGGTATAGTGAAAAGAAAGTAAAAGAAATTGTGGAGGAAAAATTAAATGACACAATATGATGAAAGAGTCGAACAGCAAAGACTAAAAATAGAAGCTGAAGAATGGTCAAAAGGCGTTAAAACATTACATGCACATTCGTTAAGTTCAATGTGGTACGATGATAGACCACAAGATACTGAAAATGGTAAAAGAGTTATTGATAAAGAATATAACAATGGCCTTGTCGAAAGAACTTTAGCTAATGGCGAAACATTTTTATTTACAGAATTCGAATTAAAAGGTGCAGACCTTATAAGCGCATTTACGCAAAATAACTAAAAATAATCCTTTACATTTGCGTAGAACTATGGTATAATATACATTATGAATTACAAACAAAAACACTTAAAAGAAACTAATGACTTTAATGGAGGTATACAAAAAGTATATCAATTCCCTAATGGTTATGGAGCAAGTGTTATTAAACATAAAGGTTCGTATGGTTATGACAAAGGTCTATGGGAGCTCGCAGTGTTAGATGCTGATGGCTCACTGGATTATACAACCGAAGTAACGAATGATGTTATAGGGCATCTAAATGACCCACAGGTCGACAGAATATTAAAACAGATAGAAAAATTATGAAAAAAACTAAAAGAAGTCCAGTGAGTACTTTAACTCACACAACAAGAGAAGTCGCAATTCATTTCCTAGCATGGAGAGAAAAGCAAAAAGCAAAGACCATGATTGGTCATAATGGAGGACCTAAGTAATGGCAGTAACAAGTTTTTATATGGGTTCATTAAGGTATTCACCTTGTGGGAGAAAGAGAAAGAACCATGCAGCTAACAGAGTTAAAAAGAAACCTGTAGCTTTTCAATCAGTAGCTTTAAAGCAATCTCAATTAGAGAAGATAAGAGAAAGACAAGCAGTACAATACAATTCTATAATGGAAGAATATATGAAAAATGGTAATTACCATGAGATTAAAGGCGATTGTACTAAAAAAGAAACAATGATGTATACTGGCACTTTAGTAAAAGGTATTGCCACTATGCATAAATCAAACGCTGTACCAGTTATTTCTCAAGAAGAAGCAACTGATATCGCAAACATGAGGAGAAACTAATGGAAACATTTTTTGGAATAGTACTATGTATATTCGGAGCATTTATTGTTTTTATGTCTGCTCATGTAGTTAACGAACAAAAACATGGTAGAACAATTCCTTTACCATGGGAAACTAAAAGAAAAATATTCGATAAATCAAACATCAAGTATAGGGACGGAGATAATACTTAATGATTAAAGGCTGGGTCTCATCAACGCGACTCCTTATCACCCGCAGAGGCTCAGCCGCCTTTTTTAAAAATAATCGTTTACATTTGAACGAAACTATGGTATAATATACATTATGAAACAATTAATACAATTTTGGAATAAACACACATTTAAAATAACTGCGATAATCTGTCTACCTTTGTGGATAGCTTTCGCATTGCAATATATATAAGGAGAAATATGGCAGCAAATAAAAGAAAAAGAGGACCAAGTTTAGACGATAAGTTTCTTGGACCAGAACCAATTTATACTGAGGAATCAGAGTTCAACGATAGAGAGTGGACAAGAGGAGCTTCTTGGTACAACTATTTTTATAAGACTAAAGATTACATGCCTACAACTTATCAGTTTGCAATAGACTATTGTGGATTTGATAAAAAGAAAGTTCAAGTACTTAAAAGACAAAAAGACTATAGATTCATGAGAGTCAATAAACAAATTAAACTCTTGTCTAGAGGGTGGGTATATTCAGATGAACAGCTTGAAGAGATTAAAGCTTTCATTAATGCTCAATACGAATTAGCTTTAAAAATGCAGAAAATTGAAGAAGCAGCAAAAGCAAAAGTAGTTGTTATCAGTCCAGCTGAAAGAACCAGAAGAAAAATCATGGATACTGTATATGCTGATTTTGATACTGAAATAGTTGAAGGTTGGCTAGAAGGAGACTTTACTAAAAAATTCAGTGCTTATAATAGATTTAAAGGCGCTGGTTTAAAAGGTAATGCAATCAAAATGTTTAAAGACTTATTAGAATTTGAATACAATAACATCAATGAAGCATATGAAAAAACATGTGACCAATGCGTTGAAGCTTATTCTCATTTTTCTAAAGGCGATAAGAATAAAATACTTAAACAGTTTAGAGAAATATTTGCTGACTTAGATAGATTGAAAGATTCATTTAAAGCTGAAAGAATGCCAAGAGCTAAGAAGCCAAAATCATCAGACACTCAAGTGGCAAAATTAAAATATTGCCAAGAGAATATCGATGCTAAATTAGTATCAATCAATCCTATATTGATACCTACTAAAAATAAGCTTTACATATATAACTGTAAGAATAAAAAATTAATCGAATACGTTACTCATTCAACAACTGGATTCGAAGTATCAGGCACATCAATAAAGAACTTTGATAAAGAATCTAGACAAGCTACTTTAAGAAAGCCAGATGAAATACTACCAATGATTTTAAATAAAACAGAGAAACAGATTGAAAAGATTTGGGATACATTAACAACAAAAATAGATAAACCAACAGGCAGAGTTAATGCTGACTGTATATTAATGAGAGTATTTTAGGAGGATAATATGCTATCAGTCGGAGAAAAGTTCCCTGCCTTCTCACTACAGGGAATCAATGAAAAAAATGAATTTGTGAGAGTTGAAGTAAACGAAAGCTATATGCCACAGAAAAAACAGTGGAGCGTAGTTTATTTCTATCCTAAGGACTTTACCTTTATATGTCCAACAGAAATAGCAGGGTTTGACTGTTTAGTCGATGATGCTAATGTTATTGGAATAAGTGGAGATAACGAGTTCTGTAAATTGGCTTGGAAACAAGATAATAATATGATTGGTAATATCAGTCATACTTTAGCTGCTGATTGTGGATTAGGACTATCACATCAACTAGGTATTGTTAACGAAGAAGAAGGTGTTCCATATAGAGCAACGTTTATCTTTGATAAGAATAGAATTGTACAACATGTATCTATTAACGCTTTAGATACAGGAAGAAACGCACAAGAGGTATTAAGAACATTAAAAGCTTTACAAGCAGGTGGTCTTACAGGTTGTGCATGGAATGAAGGTGAAGAGTTTGTCGGATAAAGATAATCCAGTAGAACAGAAGATAATGACAAAGAAGAGATTCTCTGCAGCAGTAGAGCATCTTGTAGCAAATAACAATATGTCATATATCGATGCAGCATCTTACGTAGTAGAACAAAGAGGTATGGATTATAAAAATCTTAAAAAACTCTTAACAGATTCCTTAAAGCAAAAGATTGAAGAAGAAGCTTCAGGCTTACATTTAATCAAAGCTAAGAGAGGTAATAAACTACCTCTATGAATGACCCGTTTGAATCTTATAAATTATATAACGCACTTAAACTCCATTTCGAAACAGATGGATACGATGCGATTAAGTATCATTTTAAGACTTCAGTAAAACCTACGTCATTCTTTAAAAGAAAAGACAAATTCTTCTTTGCAAAGCTAGCAAAAACATATGGACCAGAATTAAAAGAGTTCTATATTGCTAACTTTAAAAACGATGTTAAGTATGTCGGTGATATGCTTAACGAAGGTGGAGAAAGATATTATAGAGACCATAAAAAAATTATGGAATCTTTAAGCTATCAGTTTCAAACTGATATAAATAAACTTAATGATATGGATATATCGTTTGATTCTCTTTTAGAAGCAGAAGAAAACAATCATCCATTAATCATAAAGCTTTGGATGCAAGAAGAAATACAATTGGAAACAATCGTAATCTTGGATTCAATACTTGGGTTCGTAGAACGTGAAAATAGAAAGATAACAGATACTATTATTTGGCCTGACATCTATAGAAAGATTATGAAATATAGACCCTTCGTAAAGTTTGATAGAGATAAATGTTTACATTTATTAAAAGAAACCTTTACAAATGCCACGTAATGTGGTATAATATAACTATATTATGAATAAAGTGGATAATTCAGTAATACATTGTAAATATGGAGAAATATAAAATGTCATTAGAAAATCTAAAGAGCATGCGAGGCTCGTCAATCGACAAACTCGTAAAAGCAGCAGAAGCAGTCTCTTCAGCTAAACCAGAAACTAATTCCTATGCGGATGACAGATTTTGGAAGCCTACAAGAGATAAAGCAGGAAACGGTTATGCCGTAATCAGATTCTTACCAGCGAAAGATGGTGAGGACTTACCTTGGGTAAGGTATTGGGACCATGGATTCAAGGGACCAACTGGCTTATGGTATATCGAAAACTCTTTAACGTCCATTGGACAAGAGGACCCAGTATCAGAGTCAAACTCTGTTCTTTGGAACTCAGGTAGAGACGAAGATAAAGCAACTGCTAGGGATAGAAAAAGAAGGCTACATTATGTAAGTAATGTGCTAGTCGTTTCTGACCCATCAAATCCAGAGAATGAAGGGAAAGTATTCCTTTACAAATTTGGTAAAAAAATCTTTGATAAAGTCATGGATGTTATGCAACCTCAATTCGCTGATGAAAATCCAGTAAATCCTTACGATTTCTGGGAAGGTGCTGATTTTAAAATTAAAATCAGAAAAGTAGAAGGTTGGGTAAACTACGATAAATCAGAATTCAGTTCACCAAGTGCTTTGCATGATGGAGATGAATCTAGGTTAACCGAAGTTTATGATAGACTGTATTCTTTACAGGATTTCTTAACACCTGAAAACTATAAAACTTATGATGAGCTATCAATGAAGTTGAATAAAGTACTTGGAGTCGTAGCGGGTCATTCTGCAGCGGCAGAGCCAATGATGAATTCAGTATCAGCTCCATCTGTAGGTATGACTACATCCGACGCGGAAGCAATGGGTAGTACTCCTTCAGTTGAAGAATCATCTGATGAAGATGATACATTAAGTTATTTTGCTAAACTAGCGAAAGAAAGTTAAAATCTTTTGAGATTTGAGAGGAGGCGAAAGCCTCCTTTTTTTTATACGCCGTCTCTACTAAAGAATCCAAACATTCTATTTAGAACAGTTTCATCATCAGTAGTTCCTGTTATTGTAAGGTTATCTCCGCCGATATTACTTGTATTTTGTTGGTTTAGTTGTTGATACATTGCGTTTCCTTCTCCATACATATCACTCTTATACTCAAGTTCGCTACCGTCCTCGCCTAATCCATCAGCTACAGTCATTTTAGATTTAATATAAGAAGCTGCTCCACCTTCCATCTGCTCATTAAATGCTCTATTAAACTCATCCATTGGAGTTTTGCCGCCAGGTGCGGCTGCTAATAACGCAGCTGCTGCTCCTTTTCCTATTGCTATAGGGAAGTCTACTATTTTTGCAAATACCAGAGCAAGTTCTAGAGCCATATTCTTTAGCATTCCGCTTATTCCTATATCAGCAATTGTATCTCTTATTTGATTAACTATTTCGACATAAAAATCAGCTATCATAAAAAATAATTCGTCAAAGAAGTCTGCAAATGAGAATTTGCCAAAGGTTTCTCTTACACCATCAACACCAGGTATTAAATCTATAACAAATCCTAACAATTGTTTAAGAAAATCGGCAAATTCTCCTACAACTATTCTAAATGCTCCTCTAGCAGCGCCAAACCATCCTCTTATAAATCTTTCAACACCATCATTTATGCCTCTGATATCCTGAAAGATACCCATGGCAGCACCTATAACTGCAAATATAGGCAAGAGTACTTTTGAACCAATAACTTTTCCTAATTGGATAAATGCATTTTGTATAGCTGAAAAGAATCCAAAGAATCTACGTAATGGACCAGACTTTTCAAAAAACTTAACTATGTTTTTTCCTATATCTTTAAATATACTACCGTCTCTTCCAGTAAACACACTCGCAATCTTATCAAATGTTCCACCGACAAAGAGAGTTAAACCAGTTGTTATACCTTTTACTTTAGCACCAATAGCAGTAAATGCTGATACAAATGGCCCTTTTAGAAAATTTAAAAAATTACCTATTGCTGTGAAGAATTTAGAGTTAGATGAGATACCAAATTTTAAATCAGTTAAACCTTTAAATGCAAGAGGAGCTCCTGTAAAGAATCCACCAATCGCTTTAAATACTTTTACAACATTTTGTATTTGATTTTTTATTAAACCACTTATATCTTTCCATATATTAATAAATTCTTTAAATACTAATCCCATAAAAGAATTTTTATTACCACCTTTAAAGAATTGAGCAAACTTAGAATTTTTAAATAAATCTTTAAAACCAGCCTTTAAGTTTCCAAATCCAAGCTTTATTGATTCAAACAACTTATCAAGCTGGAAAAATACTGAGAATTTCTTAGCAGCTCCACCTAAAAATAGTCCAATTTTTTTAAATGCGTTGGCGTATACGCTTGCTACACCTTGCACAGCTCCTATTAGTAATCCAACAACAGCTGTTCTAATAATAAGTCCAAGAATCGTTATACCATCTTTATCTCTAAATTGGTCTTGTAATAGTTTATATTGTTTCTTTAATTGTTTAAAAGTGTCAGTTAAAGTATCGTTTCTTTCTTCATCTCTTCTTTCTTCAGCACGTTGTCTAATAAGTTCTTCTTTTGTAGCTTCTATATCGTCTAATCTACCTTCTCTTAGAGCAAGAATCAATTCTTGCATAGAAACTAATTGAGCATTAGACAAAGCATGACCTTCGTTTTGTACATAATCTTGCAGCTCATTCGCATAAATCATAGATTCTTTTTGAATAGCTGTTTGGTCTTCATTCATTGCATGTAGTTTATCAACTACACTGTCAAGTGTACTTTTTACTGGTCCTGTTGAGCTTTTTATAGAAGATGACATATTTTATTCCTTATTTACCGAATGCTTTACCAGCTTCAGATATACCAAACGACCCTAGTGTTACTACCACAAAGGACGTGTAAATTGTTTCAGAAACCTTTAAGTCAATATCCCATACTAATGCTGTAACTAAATCGGTAATACCGAAAGTCATCATTAAAAAGAATGATATAAATCCTATGATTGCTTTTTCGTTTAAGTCATTGTCGTCTAAGAATAAGTCTATGAATTTTCTTTTACGAGGTCCTAATCTTTCTGCGGCTTGTCTAGCCTCCTCTTTCATTTCCTTAATTTGGTCTTCTTGTTCGTCAAGCTTGTCAATCATAGCCATATACTTATCTAAGTCTATTTCTACTTCATTTCTGCTGTTATCTTGATTTTCAGCCATTATTATCTCCTCATTTTTTGGTTTTCGCGTTCCATACGCTCATTTTCCTTTTCTATATGGTCCTTAAGCAAAGAAATGTATATCTCCCTTTCCCACGGCACCATATCATTTAATTCTGTCAAACTATATTGATGATGCTGCATCATAGCAAAATTAGTCTTATAATGGTTTACAAGACTATCGTGCGAAAGGCCTACATAAAAAAACTAGAAAGTCCTCTTAATACTTGTTCTTGCTCTTTTCCACACTCACATTTATAATTAACTGTGTGTTGTACTGTTGGCATATCTCTAAAAAATTCTGACAATTTTAAAAATTGTACATTGTTTAAAGAATCTACAAAGTTAGTTAAAGACTTACTAGATTCATCGCTAGTTGGATACACTGCATCCTCATCAAATATAGAATCTATGCATGCCATTATCATACTCATAGCTTGTTGCGTATCATTCTCATCAACATTACCCATTTTATCGACATCTTTCATCGATGGGTATTTCATTACAACACCAACATCATCAGTCAACATAATATTAGTTTTTTCATTACTAATATTTGGTATTTCAATTTCATCAAAGTTAATACGTATATCATTAACTTTCTTACATGATTCATCACCACATTTTATTTTTAATTCCATCGATTCGCCGACAGATTTTGATCTTAATGCTAAAAATATAGCTTCAATGTCAAACATTGCTAATTCTTCAACATCAATTTTTTCTTCAATACAAGATTTAATAACATCCATTGTAGCTCTGGCGATAACTTTATTATCATCAGACTCCATAGCCATCATTAATATCTTTTCTTCTTTCACTAGATATGGTCTGTAATTAACTGTTTGACCAGTTGATGGTATAACCATACTATACCTAGCTGTATTTAGCTCTGGTAAAGCCATAATAATTCTCCTATTATATTATCCAAATATAGACAACGCGCTTCTTATCGCGCTACCTGTACTACTTAATGCACCTTGTGGCACACATTTGTCATAAGCAAAACTCACATTCAATTTTTGAATCGTATTAGTACTTTCGTTAGAAAGCGCTATTTCACTCATTGTTATCGGGAATGCACCCTCTAATTTTACACCATATATTGGTACATCTTCTTCATCTAACTGCTGTATTATTACATCACAGGTAATGTCATCTTTATATGCTACACAATATTTTTTGGTATCTACTATACTATTTATCCATTTGTCAAAGATAGTTTTCATATAATAATCGTTTGTTAGTAAAAAACTTAATGATACATCATCTTGTACATATCCATAAGGTATTTTTACTGAATTTTTTGTTGTTTGGTAATCTAATGTACTTATTTGTTTGCCTGGAATAACTACTGAATCACAGAGCAATGATATATCTCTTGGGTCATTAACTAGATTCTTTGCATTAAAATTACCAGATATTGCAGAACTTATCATACCTTGTAAATCTAAATTAAGTAATGATTGTGTTGGTGGTGTAAACATAACATTGAATCTATTAGCTTTTGCTAATCCACCCTTTTTACTTATTAAAGACTTTAATCTTTCTATGCTCATTTTTTCTTCCTATTTCTAGTATAGTAAGCTTTAGTATTTTTAATACTTATGCTTCCACTGCTTCTTGCGATTTTATTACTTTCATTCCATATCGCTGTTTTACTTTTCTTCTGAAATTGTTCTACTGGTAAGAATATAGCAATCTCCCAATCAGTCATTGGAACTCTTGAAAACGCTGAACGTACATTAGCTCCTAAATAATGTTTAAAACATGGTCTAAATTCTTTAAATTTTCTTACACCTGATATTAAATTGTATCTTAATTGTGTAAGCCGAGAGCTTTCAGTAGGTGTTGATGGTCCAAATGCCATTAAATCATCTAAAAACTTAGCCCTAGTATTATAGTTTAAATAATGTAGATTTAATCCATAGAATCCACCAGGTGCTCCATCGACCATTACTGTTAGTGGAAACCTATCATAGTAAGGTAAGGTTGCTTTTGTTTTAGGGTCGTAAAAATACATATACATGCTTCCACGTATATTTTGACCTGTCCTATCTAAAGCAGAATCTTGTAAAAGAGATGTTCTAGATATTTGTAAACCTTGCACATTTTTTTGAAACCATGCTCGTGATTGTCTTGTACGAGCTTTTATTCCGCTTCTAAATGCGTTTGCTTGTAGGGTATCGAATAAACTTGCCATATATCTATTTATACAGACTTATAGTATCTTTATGCCTAAATTCTTTAAAGTTTCTTCTGTCCATACTTGAAACTTCCAACCTTTATATTCAGCAAACTGAGTAGCTGCTTCCCACTTATCTTGATTCTTACTGTATGTAATCATCTCATTAATATATTTTTTAGTCTTACGACTACGTTTTTTAGGTGGAGTTGTTTGATTCTTTGGTTTAATTTCTATTAAATAAGTTTTTTTATCTTCCATTTGTATTAAAAGGTCAACAAAATAACGATGTAATTTTTTATCTACTGTACATTTATAAGGTACAACTACCTCTTCTGAATTCCACATCTTTACTTTTGGATTGTTTTCACACCATTTAAATGCTTGTCTTTCCCACAAAGAACGGTATACAACTTTATTTGCATCTCCCGCATATTTTTCTGGTCGCTTTATTGTGTATCTGCCTCTATAACTCATATAAATAACTCTATAGTATTAATTAATATAAGTATTTATATAGGAGAAAAGCATGAGTTCATTTGCCGAATGGAAAGCAGAAAGAGCAGCTAAAAGACAAGCAAGACAAGCCGAAAGAGAAGCAAAGCGAGCAGCTCAACAAGAAGAGCAAGGTATTATTGATTCAATATCAGAATCTATAGAAAATATAAGTGATGCTACAGTACAAGAAAGAGTTGGCCTATCAAAAAGCCTGAGTTATCATTTTCCAAGCGATTTAGGAGATGGAGCTAATGAGGGATATCCTCTTATAAGATTTGGCATTGGACAAACAAATGGTACAAAAAATGTATCAATTGTATTACATCAACCACCAGGTATTTCAGTATCTGATGGAGCAAACTATACATCATTTGATGCTGGTACTTTAAAAAGTCTTGCAGGTATAGCTCTGGGATTAAAGAGTGGAGGAACTAGTTCAGTTACTGACGCAGATATGTATGCTACAGCTATTCTTGCAAAAGATAATCTAGCTAATATTGCAGGCGGAAGAATTGATAAAATAACAAGTGCTGCAGCATTAAAAGCTGGTATTGCGACAAATCCGTATACAAGAACAGGATACGAAAGTACAAATGTAAGAGGATACTCTTTTGCTTTTAAATTAGTTGCAAGTAATGTAGAAGAGTCTGATATGGCTGTTGCTATTGAAAGAACTTTTAGAAAATTTTTATATCCAAAGAGAGCCGGTTCAATTGCTTTAGTATATCCACCATTGTTTAATATACAATTTTTAGTTATGGGAGAAGAAAATCCATATATGCCTAAAATAAAACCTTGTTATTTAACATCACTAGAAACTTCAATTAATGAAACTTCAGTAGCAATGCATGAAGATAGTGGAGCTCCGGTAGAAGTTGATTTAGCTCTTACATTTCAAGAAGAAAGAGTTCTTGTACGTCAAGATTTATATGAAAATGATGATACTATCGATGAAAGAAAAGAAGGATTTTATAATCCTCCTGCAGGCCAAGGCAGTGTAGTTAACAATTAGGAGTTGAATATATGAGTTTTTTTAAACATTTTCCAAAAGTAAAGTATGATTTTAATCGTACCGGAGTTCAACAAAATATGGTTGATTTATTTAGAAGTGTAAGACCATTACCTACTTTTATAGATAATTTTTCCGGATATAAATTTTATGAAATAAAAAATGGCGAAAGGCCAGATATAGTATCTGGTAGATTATATGATTCACCACATTTTTATTGGACATTCTTTTTAATAAATGACCATTTACATGATGGATACAGAGCTTGGCCTATGAGTCAAGAAGCTTTACAAGAGTATATGGCTAAATCATATAATGGATTTGCGATAGAAACTAATCCACAAGTACTTAATAACCATGAAAATAGTTTATCTGGTAGATTTAAAATGGGTGAAACAGTTACTGGTTCAGTAAGTAGCGCATCAGGAAAAGTTACTAAAAAAATAGTCGACTTAAGTCAGTTAATTGTACAAGATACAACAGGAACATTTATAGGTACATCAAACGGAGCTAAAGAATTAATTGTAGGAGCAACATCAGAAGATTCAGTTTCTACTTATAATGTATATAATTACATTGACGCTCCATACTATTATCACAGAACAGATGATGCTCTTAAAAGACCAGTGACTAATAGCGACCAAATAGTTGGCGGCGTATCTCCAGCTAACCTATCTTTCGTTACAAACAGACAACATCTTGAAGAAACAAATGATACTAACTCTAGAATAAGATATATAGACCCAGCTCATATGAATCAATTTGTAAATGCATTTAAAGATTTAATTAATAGATAATAGTATGGCTTATAATTTAACAAATGAAGAACAAATTTGCTTAAACCCTATAGGGTTTACTATTGATAACGTTGAATTAACTACTAATTCAGGCCATCCCATTGACATGACTAGGTTAGTTCATGATGTTAAAATATACGAAGCTTTGCACCGTTCAGGTATTATAGTAGAAATGCAAATATTAGATGGTATTAATTTATTTTCTTCAGCAAATCTTGCTGGAAACGAAAAAATAATGTTTAGTATATCGCGTGAAGAACCAATAAAAGGATTTCAATTCTTTGAATTAGAAGTTTATGTATCAGATATTGTAAGATTTACTGAACGTACTGCATCATCAGTAACCTATTCATTAGTTTGTGTTTCAAAGCATGCTTATTTAAATAATAAAAAACTTTTAAATACTTCTTTTAATGGAGATACTAAGCAATTAATTAGCAGTATAGTAAAATCTCAACTTAAGTCTAAAATAGATGCAAGAGCTTCTGGAAATGCTATATGCAAAGGTATATATCCAAATTTAAAACCACTTGATACAATAGCATGGCTATTAAGAAATGCAAATGATAAAGGAACACCATTATATTTTTATGAAACTGCAGGTGAAGGATTAATTTTAACATCATATAAAGAAATTTTAAACGGAGAGGTATATAATAATTATAATAAAAATCCTGAATTTGAACAAACAAGGTTTAGAAGTAAAGAAGAATTAATGTTTGAAGAAGAAAGAAATAAAATAAGAAAAATAAAATCAGCTCTTAATCTTTCTAAACTTACACCCGTTGAAAATGGAGTCTATGGTTCTATTCTCACTACAATAGATATATCAACTAAAGAAACTGAAGTATATAAATTTAAATTTGAAGATGAACCACCTGAACCTACATTAAATAGGTATCCTGCAGCTGTTCCGGAAATGACAGTTGATGAAGAAAAGCTTTTTGATATGCGAGAATCTAAAAAATACTATCAATCATTAAATGAGAATGCATTTGACCTATCTAATTATCATAAACAAACAGATAATAAAGGTATGATGCAATCTATAACCGCTTCATCTACAATAAATAATACTTCAATTGATATGATTATTGCTGGAGACTTTAATTTTGCTCCAGGTAAAATTGTTGAATTAGAAATTTTAAAACACGCTGATATAACAGAAGAATTAGTATCAGGAGATGATGTTATAGACCAAATGCTTTCTGGTAAATATTTAGTGACAAAAACTATTCATCATTTTGCAAAAGATGGATATGTAATACATGCAACGTTGAAAAAAGATTCATTTAAAGAATATCAACTAGACCTTTTAGGGAAAAATTAATATGTTTAAAAGAAATGATGACCAATATGTAAACGGAAATTTTACATGGTTTATAGGTAGTGTAGAAGATATTAATGATACAGAAAATTTAAACAGAGTAAAAGTAAGAGCTTATGGTTATTATGATAACTCTGAAATAAAGACTGCTGATTTACCTTGGGCTACAGTTATGATGCCAGTCACATCAGCATCATTAAAAGGTAATGGTGGTAATCATCATTTAGAAATCGGTTCATGGGTTGTTGGCTTTTTTAGAGATGGACCATCAGCTCAAGACCCTATGGTTATAGGTTCAATAGCTACTCAAACAAAAGGCACGCCAGATATTCCTGAAGAATCATATGTCAAACCTACAATTGCTCAAAAAATAGTTGCAGCTGCTTCAGGCGAAAATGCGCCATCAATAGATAATAAAGTTTATAAATCAAAAGCTGGTCATTTAATAGAAATAGATAATAAAGATGGTTCTGAACAAATAAGAATAACTCATAAGACTGGCTCTTATATTAAATTTTTAGAAGACGGAACTATAGAAATTAAATCATTAACTAAAACTAAAGTTATATAATGACAACACCTACATTAACGATACCGCCATTAGAATGCCCGGCAGTTTTATTACCTACACCAGCTAATTTAGCAAATTATTTTAAAGGTTTAGCTTCGCACGCGTATACGTACGAGATAGAAGAATTAAAAAAAATACTAGAAGATTTAAAACCTATATTTGAACCTTTTGACCCTAAGTTTAAAAAATTAGAAATACAAGAAATAGAATGGGAAATAAGAATACAAGGTTTAGTTGATGAGTTTAGTACATATGTACAATCACAATTATTAAAAATAGTCGCTGACCTTGTAGCTATTGAAATAACAGTTAATATACTTGGTATAGAAGTTGATGTGATTAAATTTGTTACTGATAGAACTTATTTAAATACATTATTTGATGACATTGATTTAGATATAGACAATTTATATGAGCTATTACCACCAGAATATAAATTATATAAAGATAAGTTTGATAGTATAGATTTTAAAAAGAAAACAGTAAAAGATTATTTTAAAGAAAAAGTAAAAGACTTTCAAACTGGTAATTTTATACAAGGATTACAAGATTTAGGATTAGGGTTTACTTTACCAACTGACCCAAGAGCGGCAGCTAAATTAGCTATTCAAACTATTATTGCTGATGAGAAAAAAGATATACAGGAACAAATAGAGGAATTAAAAGCTATAAAAATAGGACCCTTTACGATAGAACAAATATTAGGTGGTGAAATAAAAGAAAAGGTAGAGATATCTGAATTTCAAAGAGATAGATTAATAAAAAAATTATTAAACTTTGCTCAAGATTATTTTGCATATCTACTTAAAGAAGTACTCTCTAAAATAACTGATGCTATTAAACTTATACCAGGACTAGATGCGATTATTGCATTCTTAACATTCGATTTTTGTAAGTTCTTAGAGTTAATAGGAGTACCAAAAACAATTCAATTACCAGCAGGTATACAAGAGGTGGCTAGCACAGTACAAAATCCACTTCCTAACGCAATAACGGTTGAAGAAGCAGGTTAACGAGTATAAATAGATATATGGCAGGATTATATACAGGCGACAAGCAAATATCAGGGGATTTAGAGCAAGCTAGGATTGTATCTAAAAAGAAACCTCATCGCGATTTAGATTTATCTTTAAAGATACATCCTATACGTAAGGATATTATACCTTTAAAAGACGATGCTGCTATTAAAAATGCTATAAGAAATTTACTTATAACAAATTTTTACGAGAGACCATTTCAAGATGATTTAGGAGCTAATCTGAGAGGATTACTTTTTGAACCAGCTGGAGTATTAACTAATATAGAACTAAGAGAACAAATAAGGTTTGTAATACAAAAATATGAACAAAGAGTATCTATAAGAAGTATTGATATTATAGATAATGCTGATAAAAATGAGTATCGTATAAATGTAAGATTTAAAATAAAAGAATTCGATTCAAACGATGCAGTTGAAATCGTATTAAGAAGGTTAAGATAAAATGGCAACAAACTTAAATGTAACGGAACTAGATTTTGCAGATATAAAAAATAATCTCAAAAACTTTTTAAAACAACAGACAGAATTTAATGATTATGACTTTGAAGGTTCAGGCCTTAATGTCTTATTAGATGTATTAGCTTATAATACTCATTATAATGCGTTAAATGCTCATTACTCATTAAATGAATCATTTTTAGATTCAGCTCAAATAAGAGGTAATGTCGTAACAAGAGCTAAGTTATTAGGATATACCCCTAGGTCTGTTTTATCTCCAAGAGCGAAAGTAGATTTAGTAGTTAATATTGCTGGAGAAACTGGCACGATTCCCACAACATTATTATTAGCAAAAGGAACAAAATTAAATACAGTAGTAAGTGGTGAAGAATTTCAATTTGTTGTATTAGAAAATCAAACAGCTACTTTAGCTGGTACATTATATACATTTAACGATGTAACTATTGTTGAAGGAAATATAAGAGAATTAAAATATAGAGTTGATAATGATATAGAAAATCAAAAATTTCAACTCTCTGACTTTGATGCAGACACAAGTACGTTACGCGTACGTGTACAAGCGAACGAAGAATCAACAGCATTTGATGTATATACTAAATTTGAAACATTAAGAGGTGTAGATTCTACATCAAAAGTTTATTACTTACAAGAAAACCCAGGTGGTTATTATGAAGTATATTTTGGAGACGGCGTAACTGGATTTAAACCGACTAATAATAATATCGTTACTGTTGATTACGTAACTACTAAAGGTACTGAAAGTAACGGTGCAAATTCATTTACTATGGTAGATTCAATTGGAGGTTTTGCTAATATATCAGTCACATTAGATACTGCAGCTTCAGGTGGAGCTGAAGAAGAAACAATGGAGTCAATAAGATTTAATGCTCCTCTTACTTTTATATCACAAAACAGAGCAGTAACAGCTGATGACTATGCATCTATTATTAAAAAAGAATTTAGTAATATAGATTCTATTTCAACTTGGGGTGGAGAAGATAATGACCCACCCGACTATGGAAGAGTATATATTTGTATTAAACCTTTATTAGCAGAAACACTTACAACAGCAGAAAAAACAAGTATTACAGGAGCTATTTTAAAAGGTAAGAATGTTGTATCAATAACTCCACAAATAGTAGACCCTAACTTTACTTTTTTAGAATTAGATGTATCATTTAAATATAATCCTAATTTAACAGATAGAAGTTCTGTCGAGTTACAATCAGTAGTAAGAGATACTATAACCGATTATAATTTTAATAATTTAAATAAATTTGACGGTGTGTTTAGACACTCACAGTTAACAAGGAATATAGATAACAGTGACCCGGCTATATTAAATACAACAGTAAGACCGAGAATGTTTCAAAATATTACGCCTGTAAATAACGCTTTAAATAACTTTAGTTTAAGTTTTTCATCTCCTTTTTTCCAGTCAGGCAATTCAACAGCATTTTTAATATCATCTTCAGCTTTTAAAATAAATAACGTTGACCATTTCTTTGGTGATGAGCCTATTACTGATTCTACTAAAAGAAATGTAATTGTTTATAAAGTAGTGAATGATGTTAATACAACAGTGATTAAAAGCGCTGGAGAAATAGATGTAGATAAAGGTACTATTGTTTTAAATAACTTTACACCTGATGCTGTTACACCGATTAAAATTACAGTACTTCCTAACTCACTAGATTTAGGACCAAAAAGAGACCAATTAATATCAATTGATAATAGTTTTGTAGTTATAACTCCAGAAATAGATACAATTGCAGTTGCTGGTTCAGCTGGTTCTATAGACTATACAACAACATCAAGATTTAAATAATGGGATATAAAAAGACATTAACTCCAGGAGCGATTGAACTCGAACAAGGAACACTGTCTCAAACGAAAGAAGATATTCGTTTAGACCAAATAATACCATCCGAAATATTAGAAAATAAAGATAAGCTAGATAAATTCTTACAAGCTTATTATGCATTTATGAATATGGATGAATTTATTTATCAAGAAAATAATGTTTTTACAGATGTTGTATTAAATGGCCAAGCACAATTTAGAATACCTGACCCTAATAACGAGAATAATAAATTTTTTACAGATGAAACCGGTGCAGGCTCATCTCTTGTTATAACAGCTCCTAATGGTACAACTACTAATATAACTTTAACTGATGTCAATGTAGCAATAACAAATGGTAATGAACTACCAGGCACACTCGTCAATTCAACGTCTGAAATAGGTAAGACATTTACTGTTAACGGTTTATCAGCTCATAATAACTCTTCAGCCAAATTAACAACAATACAAAAGAATTGGGTAGGTCCAGGTCCATCGTATGTAATGAATACGATTGAACAGGCAATGGATATCGATACTAATAGCTCAGGCTATTTAGAATTAATGCAAAAAGAAATTGCAGCTACAATTCCAAGAGGAGTTACTGTAGATAAAAGAACTCTTTATAAACAAATTATAGATTTTTATAGATTAAGAGGTACATCAGATTCTATTGAGATATTTTTTAAAATATTATTTAATGATATCGCTGAAGTAGAGTTTCCTTATGATAGTGTATTAATACCATCATCAGGTGCTTGGGATGTTAACGCCTCTCTTCCTAAAGGTGGTACATATTTAGATAATAAAGGATTCTTATCTGATAGTATTGTAGTACAGGATAGTAAAAAATATCAAAAGTTTTCTTATTTAATTAAGACTGGTAAAAATTTATCTGATTGGGACCTATCATATAATCGATTAGTTCACCCAGCCGGATTTGTTTACTTTGCTGAGATATTAGTATTCTTACAATTAACAAAAGCTGTATTAGGAGAAGATATTTTTAATCCTAATGGTTACGTAGACCTAGCTCCAAACGGAGAACCTTCTGGTAGAAAAAGAACAGATGATTTAGGATTAGCAATAAGAAAAGTTTTATCAGCAATACCAGATAGACAGCCAGGTATTATAGGGCCAGAAGATGTTCCAATACTTGTTGAGATGTTTGTTTCAGCTTTCTTACCTACTATTACAGCAAAGGTCCATAAGTCAGGTACTGTTTCAGTTGCTTTAAAAAATGGTATAATAAATGGAACATCAATAACAGCTGGAGGTACAGGTTATACTGCAGTTCCTGCTATAACATCATCAGATAGTGGAACTCCATCAGGATTTACAACAGCAACATTGACAGCTGTTCTTACAAATGGTTCAGTATCTTCAATAACAATAGGTAATGGTGGTAAAGATTATAATACGGCAGTTTTAAGTATTGCCGCTCCAACAGCTCAAACATTTAATGGTTCAAGTAGTTCAATTGTAAGTACTTCAAATAATAATATAACTTTATCAGTTGCTCAAAAAAATTCATGGGTAGCGAATGATGGAGTTACATATAATAGCGGTGGAGGAACAGCAATTGGTGGACTCGTTTCTGGTACAACTTATTTTGTTAAAACAATATCAGGTAATGCTATTTCTTTATCAGCAACAGCAGGTGGAGCAGAACTTAATATATCAGGAGTTGGTTCCGGAACATCACATACATTAACAGGTATAACTGCAACAGCAACAGCCACAACTTTAAACGGAGCTTTGGAAGCACTAACAATAGGAGAGCCAGGATTTGGTTATACTGGTTCTTCACTGACAATCACTTTTAATGGTATATCCCTCCCGGGACTTACAGGAGTTGCACCGTCGGTGACGGTAGGTTTAGACGCTCTAGGAAGACTAAACAAAGATGTTATAACTGTTAACTCAGAAGGCAGAAATTGGCAAAATTTAGTTGGAACAGCTCCAGCAAATCCAAATGCAACTAAAATAGCATCTGTAGATATGGTAGGATTAGCAGATAAGACATTTATAAAACCTCCTACAATTTCTTTTCCAATACCACAATCAAAAGATGCGACTGGAGCTTTCTTATCTTCAAACGTAACTGCAACAGCTAAATTTAATTTAGTAGCTACAAGTTTACAAAGTATAAATGTAACTCATGGTGGGTCAGGATATAATCCTAATACTTCTCCAACAGTATTAATTAGTGGAGGAAACGGAAGTGGTGCAGTTGGAAAGGCTGTTTTAGAAAATGGTAAAGTCACAAAAATAATATTAGTAAGTGGTGGTTCAGGTTATACAGAACCTCCAACAATTACATTAGCTCAACAGCTTGGCGGCACTGTTGCAACTGCAAAAGCTATATTAACTCCAAGTGAGATTAATAATATAACAATAACAAATGCGGGAAGTGGATATATTAATGACCCTATTCTTACAATTGGAAGTGAAGCAAATAACGAATCAAGAATAGCAGACCAACAAGAGATAATAGAAGTTAATTGTAATCATAATCATGTAGATACATTAATAACAGAAGTTAAAACAAATCCAGTACAAGCAACTGGTTCTATAATGACTTCAACAGGAACTGCAGTTAAATTTTTACCAGAGTCTAAAGTTAAAGTAGTAAATGCAAGTTTTAGAACTGTTATAAATAATAATTACATACAAAGAAAAGGCACAGATAATTTTTATAATACAGCTAGGCTTTATAATAGTAACCAAACAATTGAGTTTTTAGGTAGTAAAACATTGCAAACTATCGACTCAAGTGATATAAATAATAATAACACAAGTACTTTTGTACATATAGAATAACCAGGATAGAAGAATGGCAGCAATCATAACATCAAATTTTAGAACAGTAAATGCATCGCATTTTAAAGAGCAAATAGAAGGCTCTAGTGTCTATGTAGCAATAGGTAAATCAGACGTATGGTCTTTAACCACATCTGATACTACAGACACAACTCCTTTTGTTCCATCAGATAACTTAGACCAGTTAGGAGAAGCAAGAGCAAACCTTATAGGTATGAAGAAAATTATACCTGCTGACATTGCTCATGTAGTTCCAAGACATACTTGGACATCAGGTAGCGCATACTTTGCATGGGATTCAGATGATGCAAGTATATTTGATAAAGCATTCTATATCGTTACATCAGAATTTAAAGTTTATAAATGTATTAAGGCAGGCGGCGGAGCTTCAAGCATTCAGCCAACTCAAACATTAACTGCTCCAACTGCAGAATCAGATGGATATACATGGAAATATATGTATACGATATCAGTCGCAGACGCAGAAAAATTCTTAACTAATAGTTATATGCCAGTTAAAACTGTTTCATTATCAGCAAGCGCTGTTGTAGCAGTCGCTTCAACAACAGCTACAATTATACTAACAGAAACTGTTCCAGGTATACATGTTGGAATGACAGTAAGTGGAACTAATGTAGGTTCATCTAAAACTGTTTCAGCTATTAACGGTTCTGTATTAACATTAAGTGGAGCTCCATCAGGTTCAGTATCAGGTATATTAACCTTTGCTTATGCTGCTGATTCAGCTGCAGAGGCTGTTTTATCAGAAGCAGATTATGCTCAATACTTAAACCAAAAAGCTTCAAGAGATTCAACAACAGCTGCTGGTATCGAAAGAATCGAAGTTACTGCTGGTGGAACAGGATATTCTGCTAATACTAACGTAGCAGTTACAATAACAGGTGATGGTACCGGAGCAACAGTCACAACAACTGCCGGCGTTACAGTAGCAGGTAATGCGGTTACAGGAATCACAATTGCAAACAAAGGTACTAATTATAGAGTAGCTGATATCGTGATTTCAGGTGGCCTTGGTTCGGACGCTACAGCAAGAGCAGTAATTGCTCCTAAAGCAGGACATGGAGTTGACCCAGTATCAGAACTTGGTGGATTCTTTGTAGCTCTTAATTCTAAACTAGACGGAAATGATGGTGGTGATATCACAGTAGGTAACGATTTCAGACAAATTACTTTAATTAACGAACCAAGAGCTTATAACGCTACTCCATTGGGTGGTAATATTGCAACAGCAGATACTTTAAAGGCTACAAGTTATTTAGACTTTAATTCGTCTGCAACAGTAGCTAATTATACAATTGATGAGTTAATTGTAGGAGCTGGTGGAGCACAAGCTTACGTAGTAGAAAAAGATACATCAAATGGTTATTTAAGATACCATCAAAATTCAAAAACAGGATATAAGGCTTTCGTAAATGGCGAAGTCGTTACTGGTCAGTCATCAAGTCAAGCAGATACATTAGAAACATCTAATGCAGTAGGAAATCCTGAAGTAGACCGTGCAAGTGGAGAGATATTATTCTTAGAAAATAGAAATCCTATTAGCAGAACAACAACACAGATTGAAGATATTAAAGTAATAATTGAATTCTAATATCAATTAGAAAGAGAAGAGATTTATGGCAACAACAATAGTAAAACACAATTTTACAGATTACACACTTGATGATTTTGATGAAACAAAGAATTATCATAGAATTCTGTTCAGACCAGGATATGCAGTACAAGCAAGAGAGCTTACACAATTACAAACTGCATTACAAGCTCAAATAGACCGTTATGGTCAATACGCTTTTAAAGACGGTTCAAGAGTTGTTAACGGTAAAGTCACATTAAATGTAGAATACGATTTTGTAAAAATAGAATCATCATTTAATAGTACTGTTGGAGGTGGAGCTGGTTTAAATGCAGATAACTATTTATCAGAATTTGTAGGTACTACAATTACTGGTGCTACTGGCGGAGTCACCGCTGAAGTATTAGAAGTAGTTGCAAAAGCTGATGCTTCAAACCCAGCTACTTTATATGTAAAATATACTAATTCAGGTACTAATAATACAACTTCAGTATTTGCGAACGGAGAAGAATTAACATCTAATGGTTCACCAGTAAGATATGCTAAAGCTGTTTCATCAGCTGCTACTGGATTAGGTTCAACAGTAAATATAGAAGAAGGTGTATATTTTATATCAGGAACATTTGCTTATGTTCCAGCTGGTTCATTAATATTAGACAAATATACAAACACACCAGATTATATTATAGGTTTAAAAGTCACAGAATCAGTTGTTGAATCAGGAACAGATACTACTTTACTAGATAACGCACAAGGTGTTCCAAATACTGCTGCTCCAGGAGCAAAAAGGTATAAAATAAGTACAACACTTATAAAAGAACCTTTAGCTTTATCTTCAAGAACAGAAAATGATTATATTACATTAATTGTAATAGAAGATGGTAAAGCTGCTGTTGATAAAACAGATAAAACTGGCGATACAGAATTAACAGAAAGATTAGCAAGAAGAACATTTGAAGAATCTGGTGATTATGTTGTAGAACCATTTCAACTTAATGTAAGAGAATATTTAAACGATGGAACTAACTTTGGTTTTAAAACTACAGCTGAAATTATAGCTGATGGAGATGCTGCTAATACAGGTGCAGCCACTACATTCGGTGAAGATAGATTAGTTGTAGGTATTGACCCATCAGTAGCTTATGTAAAAGGATTTAGAGTTCAAAACAATACAACTAAAAATTTAGTAGTAGAAAAACCAAGGAGCGCAAGTTCTACTAATACAGTTAATGTTGCTACAACAAGTGCACAAGTAGGAAACTATGTCAAGTTAACAGCTTCAACTGTAAAAGGCATGCCAGATGTTAATACTTTTGCAACAATTAATTTACATAGCGCAACAGGACAAGGCGGTAGTGTTATAGGTACTGCAAGAGCAAGAGCTCTAGAATTTGTAAGTTCAGAACTAAGACTTTATCTTTTTGATATTAACATGTCTGGTACTAATGTATTTAGTTCAGTAAGAAGTGTTAACCAAACAGGAACTACTCAAAACTTTATTGGTGATTTATCTTCAGCTGGTAATCTATTTGAAGTTGGTAATAATACCATGGTATTTAAATTACCACAATCCGCTGTTAAAACTTTAAAAACAGGTAGTACAACAACAGATACTATTATAGTAGTAAAACAATTATTTGATTTAAATTCAAATTCAATCTCAGTTTCTGGCGGAGATACCTTTGTTAATACAAGTTCCATTACAGCTTCTTTAGGTACTGGTGTTATTGATACCACACCACAAATTACATCGGGTTCTGATGGCCAAGCGTCATTAACATTTGGTAATATTAGTGGAGTTACTGCTGGTTCTGGTAGATTAAAAGTAATGGCTGATGTAAGAAAAAATACATTACAAAAACAAAAGAATAGAGTTAATGGCGCTACAAAAGCTGGAGCTCTTTCAGGTGGTTCATTAAATTTAGATAAATCAGATATTATAAAAATAGTATCTGTTACTGATGCTCAATCAGTAAATATTACAGATAGATTTATATTAGATAACGGACAAAGAGATAATTTTTATCAAAATGGTAAAGTCACACTTAAGCCAGGATTCCCTACACCAGCTGGTAATATAACAGTTACATTTGACCATTATACACATTCATCAGGAGATTATTTCTCAGTTGATTCATATCCAGAAGCAGATAGAAAGAAAAAAGTATTATTTAATAGTTCTAAAGGAACCTTTAATTTATTAGATTGTTTAGACTTTAGACCAACAAAGGCTGATGCTGGAGCAGATAATTTTACAGGAACAAACGCAAGTAATCCACAGCCAGTTAAACCAAATTCAGCACCTATTGCTCAAGTAGAACATTTTATGCCAAGAATTGATAAAGTCTTTATTAATCGTAAAGGCGAATTTAAAACAGCAGTTGGTGTACCAAATTTAAATCCTAAAGCTCCAGAAACACCTGATGATGCAATGGGTATATATGACTTAAATTTAAAACCTTTCATATATGATTTAGACGATGTTAAACCAAAAATTCTTAATAACACAAGATATACCATGAAAGATATTGGTGCACTTGATAAAAGAATTAAAAACTTAGAATATTATACATCCCTATCATTATTAGAACAAAGCGCCGCTGACGTAGAATTGTTTGATGGTAGTGGATTCTCAAGATTAAAAAATGGATTTATAGTAGATGGATTTAGAAGTCATTCAGTTGGAGATTCAGGAAATCCAGATTATACTGCAGCTATCGATAAATCAAATGGTATATTAAGACCAAAATTTGATGAAAGAAATGTTAACTTAGTAAGATTAAGTACAGAAAGTAATTCAACTTCTGGTGCAGCAACATTAACAAATTCATTAGCTACTATGCCAATGGCATCAGATGTTAATTATATTAATCAACCTTATGCATCAACATTCTCAAATGTAAATCCATACAACGTATTTAGTTGGGCTGGAACTATGGAGCTTTCTCCTGATTCAGACGAATGGAAAGAAACTGATGTAAGGCCAAATGTTGTAATAGATGATTCTTCTTCATATGACCAATTTAAACAAATGGCTGAAGAGGCTGGTATATTAGGTACAGTGTGGAATGAATGGGAAACAAATTGGACTGGAGTAGAAACTGACGAACAAACTACAGGAGCTGGAGGTTTTAACACTGGTCTAAGACCTTGGTGGCTTGGAGAAGATTTTGACCGCGGATTTGGAAATTTCAGAGGAACTTTTGGAAATCAATCAACTACTACAACAACTACTACTACTACACAAAATCAATCAAGAACTGGTTTAAGTACTGAACTTGCATTTGATACCGTTTTAAGAAGTGATGGAACAAGAGTTGTTGAAGTCAACTTTGTACCATTCATAAGGTCAAGAAAAATATTTTTTAAAGCTCAATTAATGAAGCCAAGTACAAAAGTACATGCTTTCTTTGATGGAGTTAACGTTACTGATTTCTGTGAAGAAACATCTTTTGTAGAGTTTGCAACAAGAACAGCAGTTGTTACTCATGAAGGAGAAGTTGCAGCAAATGCCAGTGACAATTTAATTACTAACGGCTCTGGCGTAGTGGAAGGTTCGTTTATCATACCAAGAAATGCCGCGCTTAAGTTCCAGACTGGTGTAAGAGAATTTAGACTTACAGACAGCTCTTCAAACGATAAAGATAGCGAAACTACCTACGCCGAAGCTCAGTATCATGCTCAAGGATTAATGGAATCTATTGAGAGTAGAATAGTATCTACAAAGGTACCAAGATTAGTACAATCAGAATTAAATCAAGATAGAACTCTTGTTGATACACAAGTAAGCGAAACAACAGAATGGATAGACCCAGTAGCAGAAACAATTCTTATTGATAAAGCTGGTGGTATCTTTGCTAAGTCTGTTGACTTATTCTTTAAATCAATAAGTACTACAATTCCAGTAAGAGTCACAATAAGAACTACATTAAATGGATTCCCTACACAGAGAATAGTGCCAGGCGCAGACAAGATTGTATATCCAACTGATATTGTTTCAAACCCAAGTACATTTGCTAATGCAAATGCAGCAACTGCAACTAACTTTGCGTTTGATTATCCAGTTTATTTAGCTCAAGATACAGAATACGCAATAGTAATTACATCTCAATCAGATGATTACGAAGTATGGATAGCAGAAATGGGCGGATTTGACGTAACAAATACATCTGAAAGAATTACAAAACAGCCATATAATGGTGTATTTTTCAGTTCAGCAAATGCTTCAACATGGACACCAGAACAAAGTAAAGATTTAAAATTCAAATTAAACAGAGCTTCATTTAGTGGTTCATCATCAACATTAACGTTAACTAATGATGTAGTACCTCCTAAAAAACTAGGTGGTAATCCTTTAGCTACTACACAGAATTCTGGTGTAATTACAGTCACACATAAAAATCATGGAATGTATGGTGGCGGAACAGTAACGATTGCTGGAGCTGTAGATACTAATGGTATTTTGGCTGCAAATATAAATGGTAATCGTACTATTTCTAGTATTACTCATGATAGTTATACAATAACAGCAGGAAGTTCAGATGTTTCAACAAATTCAGCTGCTGGTATCGGAGCAGGTGGCGGAAGCGCTGTCACAGCAACAGAAAATAGACACATGGATTTAATATATCCAGTAATATCAAATATTACATTACCAGGAACTTCTGTTAGATATTTCCTTACAACATATACTGGTAAAAGTATTAATGGAACAGAAACGGCTTATCAAGCAAAAACTGAAAGAGAAATACTTGTTAATAAAAACTTTACATTCGACGCACCAAGTGTTATTGGTTCGGCAATTAATGAATCAACATCAATGGGTAGTGCTAAATCATTTAAATTAAGATGTGTATTAAGTACAACTGATGAAGCAATATCTCCTGTAATAGATTTAAACAGAGCATCAGTACATACAGTAGAAAACCTTATAAGTTCAAGCGGTGGTTCAGAAACTACAGCAACGGGTGGAGCAGAGTTAGCTAGGTATATAACTAAAAGAGTAGAACTTAATGAAGAAGCAGATTCAGCAACAATCTTTTTAAATGTTTTAAGACCAGGCGCTTCAAACGTAGATTTATATTACAGAACTCTTGAAGGTGGTTCATCAGCTGATATTAACGAAGTGGCATTTACAGCAGCAACTCCAGCCGAGTCAATACCAGTTAATGAAAGTTCTTTTTCTGAAGTAAGATATGATTTAACAGAATCAGTTTTAACTGCAGCAAATATTGGTAGTTTTGGTACTATACAATTTAAAATAGTATTACGTTCGACATCAACATCGAACCCACCATTAATAAAAGATTTTAGAGCAATATGCGCTACATAGGATAACAAATGGCAAAGACAAAAGTAAAAGAAAATCCGGATTTAGTAAAAGATACAGCAACTCAAGCTGTTATAAATACTAATACATCGGCCTTTTCTGCAAGAAGAGACCAACTTGATAAACTTAAAGCAAAAGAATCTGAAATTGAAACAATGAAATCAGATATAGAAGAGCTTAAAAAGATTATAAAAAAATTAGGTAGTAAATAATGGCAATAAGAGACGAAGTAAGAACATTAAAATCAAATACACTTGAAGAGTTTAGACAGAAAAGTAATGAACTTTCAATAAGAAACGTTGGTGATGATAATCTTTTAAGTAGTAATTTAGGAGATAAAACTGAATCATTTACAGCCACATCAGGTCAGAAATTCTTTGAATTAGCTGGAAGGTTTGAAATATTACCTGAAATTACTGTTGATAAAACAACAGGAGTTGCAGAGTCATATAGGACTGGCGCTATCAGAGTAACAAAACAAGGTACAGCATTAACTCAAGGATTGGCCGCCGCAGATTTTAAAGTTCCTAACTATGCTTTAAAAGTAACACTAAATGGTTCACCTTCAATACATGCTACTTTTGTAGAAAACGCAACTGTTACTCAGACAGGAGGATTCTCTGGTGTATTATTATCAGCAGATTCTAATACAGTAAGATTTAAAACCACTAACGGCGTAGCATTTAGCACTAGCAAAAATTTAACTCTTGGTAGTAATAGTATTGTTGCTGCAAGAATATCATCTCAAACTGGAATCGATGCTGGTCATGGCACATTAATAGAATTAATAACAGGCGCAACATCAGGTCATGTTGTAGTAGTAGATTCAACCAGTTTAGTAGATGCAGTTAACGAATTACAAGACGACGTTGGTGTCGTAGAAAATTTAACAACCAGTGCTGGTAGTTTAACTCTTGCAGTTAATGAACATGATGCAGAGCTTGGAACAATTACATCTGGAGCAATGGGAACATCAGCTTCAACTGTAAGTACTGCGATTGCAGAACACGAAGGTCAAATAGGTAATATGTCCTTAACTGGTTTATCAGCTACAGATTTATCTGCAGGATTAAGAGAACTTAGAGTAGAGCTTGGTGATGTCACAGCATTAGGAACTACAAATGATGGTGAAGTAGTAGTTGCTGCAATTAATGAATTAGAAACTGCAATAAGAGGAAGTGCTAGTAATTATACACTAACTACAGCAGCAAGTAATTTAGTAGCAGCAATTAACGAATTAGACGCTTTACAAGGTAATACCGATATAAGTGCAATTGCTTCTACCGTCACTGCAGCATTAGCTCAATTACATACAGAAATCGGTGATGTTAATATTACCACAATTGCTTCAGGTAATAATAGTATTACTGGAGCTTTGGCTCAACTACATACAGAATTAGGAAGTGCTACTTTAGGAACAAGTTCAAATACTCATACAGGTGCGATTAACGAATTGCATGGAGAAATAAATTCAAACGATACTGATATAGCTACAATTAATACCAAGCTTGGTACAATTACAGCAGGCGCATTTGGAACAACAGCTTCAACAGTAAGTACTGCGATTGCAGAATTACATACTGATGTCGATGCAAGATTATTCTTAACATCAGGTTCAGAACAAACCGTTAATTCAGACGTAAAAATAGGTAGTGGAAAAACTCTTGATTTATCAGATGGTACATTATTATTATCTAGTGGAGGAGCAGGTTCTGTTGCAAGTTTAGGTTCAGCCTTTGTTCAATTAGATGCTAACTTAACTTCATCTCCAATGGGATTAAGAGTAGATAGAGACCATATTACTCCATCCGGTTCTATGACTAACCATGATGTAGAATTACAATGGGACGAAACACAAGTAAGTTCAAATGCTAAAAGAGCATGGAGATTAAAAGGAATGGCCGCAAACGGTTCTGCAAATACTGCAGATATCGTAACATTCTATAATGCTGAAGATTTAGTTGCAAGTAATACTGAAACAGGAATTAGTGTAACATGGGATTCAACAAATCAAAACTTTGATTTTGCTTTAACAGCTGACCCACAAATTACTTTAGGCGGAGATTTAAGTGGAACAGCAACATTAACAAATTTAACAGGTAATACTACTTTAACAGCAACTATCGCAGCAGGGTCTGTAGAAAATAGTATGTTGGCTGGAAGTATTGCAGCTAGTAAATTAGCAGGTTCAATACCCAACAGTAAATTAAGTAATACTGGAATAAGTATTGATGCTCAAGCGGGCACAACTCATCAAATTAATTTAGGTGAAACACTAGCTGTAAATGGTTCTTCTGGAGAAGTAGAAACTAGTATTAATAATAATGTTCTTACAATTGGTTTACCAAATGACGTAACAATTGGAAATAACTTAGTTGTTACTGGTGACTTAACAGTTCAAGGTACAAATACAATATTAAATACATCAACACTAGAAGTAGAAGATACTTTAATACTTGCTGGTAGCAATTTAGGTTCAACCGAACCATCAACTGGCGGATTCGGTCTTGAAACAAAAGTTTTTGCAGGAGTTCATAGTAATGCTGCTGCTGGAGTAACAGGCGCTCACTCAATTGTATATAACTTTGCAACTGATAGATGGGAAGCAGATGGTTCATTAATTCTTTCTACCGCTACCGTTGCAACGCCTTCAGTTGAAGGAACCAATTTTGGTTCAGGAGATAATTTAACATTTACTGCTGGAAGTGGATTAAGTGAAAGCGTATCTGGCTTTGCAGTAACATATGTAAATACTGATAAAGGTTCATCACAAAATATATTTAAAAACATTGCTGCTAACTCAGGCGGAACAGCTGCAGCTAATAGTAATAATGATACACTTACAATTTCGGGTGGAACAGGTATAGCTACAGTAAGAAGCGGCGATACAATTACAGCTAATTTAAGTAATACAGCAGTAACAGCTGGAAACTACGGTAGTGGTTCTCAAATTCCAACATTTACAGTAGATGCTCAAGGGCGTTTAACTGCAGCTGGTGGAGTTGCTGTTGATACATACAGTGGATGGAACTTAACAGTTGGTGGTAGTGATAAAGGAAATATTGCTGAAACTGAAAGAGTTTCTTTTGCGGCTGGAACATCAATGACTGTTGGCTATAGCGCTTCAAATAATGTTATAACATATAATCACGCAGATACATCAAACCAAGCTTCAGTAAATAATTCAGGTACTACATTTATTCAAGATATTACTTTAGATACTCACGGACATATTACAAACATAGGTTCTGGTTCAGTTTCAATTGGTAATGGAACATTAACAGTTCAAGGTACTGGAGTCTTAGGTGGTTCCGGAACATTTACAGCTAACCAATCAGGCGCTGGTACAATATCAATTACACATGATACTGTAAGCAAATCTAGTACTACAAGCACAGCTACTCCTGGATATGGCTCAACATTTA